GATTTCTCAAGATGAATTTCACTGCTGGCAATGGTACGAACGGAACGTTCGCTTCAGCAGTTGCACTCCTCTCTCGCAAGAACAACGCCGGGGTTTCTGACCTTGCCGCTGATCGTGGAGCAGAGCAGATCATTCGTCTTCCCGACTCGACTGCATAATTTAGTAGGGGCAGGGTGCAAGCCCTGCCTCTGCATTTCAAAGGCACACATGAAGCACTTCGAACAATATCAAGTCATCGGCCACATCTCACCAATCCAAATTGGAAATGGTGCCACTGCATCAATCTCTGAAGTGATTGACTCTGCTGGATTTCATGGCGGCAGGTTAGTTGTAATCCTACAGATTGGCGTGACGACCAGATCGACTGACACCTGCATCATGGAAGAATCTGATGATGGATCTGCATGGTCAGAATTTATGAATGCCACAAGCCGAGATATTGACGGCAACATTGGGACGAAGCCAAACGCAGACACCGACCACAGCGATGTGGTCTTCGATGTTCTACTTGACCCTGATCGAAAACGTTACTTCCGTCTGACATATACCGCCGGAACAGAAGGTGGAAAGCTCAACACAATGATTTCATGCAGCGCAATACTTCTTGGTCGGACAAACGGACAGAAGGTCACAACTTCAAACACAACAAAGCGTGCCAATTCAAAGTTGTATACAAGCAAAGGAAGATCATAGCATGTATAAATTCGATTCAATCAAGCCAGTGCTGATGGTTGGCAGAAAGCAGTTGAACTCATCTGGCACAATTGATGTCGGCAACACCGCATCAACTGCAAACCTCAACCCGGTTGACACCTTCGGGTTCGCTGGTGGCCTTCTCATCATTAGCATCATGTTCGATCAAGCAAACGCGCCGAACGTCCTCGCGTGTCAAGTCGATGAAGATGATGTGATTGATGCTGATCCACAAGCCGGAGGGTACAACGCGGTGCCCGGTTGCAACTCGTTAGTCGATGCGCAAGCTGATGGAACAGCAGCAACAGGAAGTGGAATCGACACAGACACTGACAACAGTGTGATGACGTTTTATATTCCACTGACGCCAAGCAGAAAGCGATTCTTTCAGGTGCGTGTCATCAACGGTGCTGCATCGAATATTGGAATCGCAGCCAATGCCCTGCTTCTTGGTGCAAGCCTGTCCACGAGTCCAGCACAAAGTTCAGCGTTCGACGGTGAAGAAGGCTCAGTGTATCGAGCGACCAACTAACGGAGCAGCAGAATGGCATTGGCATCAAACGCACTGACAACAGTGGCAGCAGTGAAGACGTACATGGGTGTGACCACATCCACTGATGATGACCTCATTGAAACGATGGTCAACAATGTCAGTGACCAGATTGAGAGATGGTGTGACAGGTCATTTGTTTCACAGTCTTTCACGGAGTATCTTGATGCATATGGAACTCGCACGATTGCTGTTCAGAACCCTCCTGTTGTCAGCGTCGATCTCATCGCTTTCGGGACGCAAGATGCCATCACAGTCTCGAGTGCTGTTGATTCTGATATTGCGGCAACTATCGCAATCGAAGCAGACCAGGCCCGTTTGTACCGCGTGCAAGAAGATGGGACAGAGACGACAACCAACCTCTCATTTTCAACATACAAGACAACCACGACACTCGCGGCACAGATAAACGTGACCGCTGGGTTCGATGCCACAGTGTCTGTCAATGCACTTTCAAAGAACATGCACCAGATGGGTGGCAGAGATGTCACCTCAACCAATGCATATCTGACAATCCCAGACGATGCTGAGAGTGAATATCGGGTGGACTATGACAGAGGGTTCATCCACCTGAGAGCAGATGCATTCCCAAGGTTCAATGAGACCAGACGCAACAACAGGTTTCCGAACCAGTTCCAAAGCGTGTATGTGCAATATGTCGGTGGATATGAGACGATCCCCAATGCACTGGTGCAAGCAGCATTTGAGTTGATCTCAGATGCATACCGTGGAAGAGATCGAGACAGGGCAATCAACCAGGAGAGCCTTGGCGACTATTCATACACAGTGAGGGCTTGGTCTGAGTGGTCTGAAAACGTCAAGACGCTTCTGGGTCCGTTCAAGAGGGTTCGTTGATGATCAAAGCCTTGATCCAAACCAAAGGTCAGCAGATGCAAGTTTTGAGACCTGTTCTCAAGCGTGACTCTGTTGGCTCGAGAAAGCAGACCTTTCATGCAAGGCCTCAGGTCAGAGGATATGTTGCATCCAGGTCAATGGATGAATCCTTTGATGGAAACAGGCAGAGGGCTGTTGAGTCTGTGACCGTGTATGTTCAAGGTGGTTCTGACATCAACATCACTGACAGAATCAAGATTGACAACAAGACCTTTGAAGTGAACTCAAAAAGAACACCAGGAATGCGCACCAGCAGAGATCGATTGTTTTATCACATCATCAGTGCAAGCAGCAATGAGGATGTGTCATGAGTGTTTTGATCAATGGCGTCTGGGTGTCACCAAGGTCACCGAGTTTCCCTGTGAAACTCAAAATGAAACTTGTGATGAATGTTCCCAAGGTCAAAAAGATGGTGCAGGATGCAGCTGCTGACAGCCTCTTGGTTGTTGCCTTCTCTGTGCAAAAGCGTGTCAAGTCAAACCTCAGCAAAGAAGGATCAGGAAAGCTATATCCAGGCAACCGGGCAACCTCGAGCACCACTGGTGAATTTCCAGTCACGCAAACTGGACGACTTGTGAACAGTATGGTTGCAGGCAAGAAGAACATGAAGAGGAAGAACCGCAAGTCAGGCATCACAATCACATATGCACAAAGCAAGTCAGCAGGTGGTGCCGCCGTCACATATGGGTACATTCTGGAAACATCACCAAAGCTCAACAGAGAGTTTGTGAGTCCAGCCGTTCGCGTTGTTGCACCCAAGGCGGCAAGAATCTTTGACTTTGTTTTCAAAAAACAACTTGCTGCCATCAACAGAAAAGGCCCAATCACATGAGCAAAGCAATTGATGAGGCCTTGTATTCCACGCTCATTGCAGACACCAGTGATGGCAGTGCTCATGACTTGGTGAGTGGCAGGATTTCAGCATCATATGGTGATGCAGGTGATGACTTGCCATTGATCACATTCGAGCAAATGGGAAGTGTGACCATGCAACCTTTCGGTGGTACAAGTCTGCATCATGATGAGACATATGACATCAGCATCGTTGGGCGTTGGGAAGATGGGCTTGCTGAAATCGGTGATATTGCCGATGCTGTTGTTGAGTTGTTTGGCAATCCAGTCTTCACGACAGCCACGAACTTTGACAGAGTGATTTTCGAGCTTGCATCTGGGGCGACAATCGCTCGAGATGATGAGCACCTTGTTGCAACAATTGGCCTCAGAGCCAGAGCAGTCCAAACAGGAGGACTTTGAAAAATGGCACAGACTTTCATTTCAGGAACTGATGGCGGTGTGACCGTTGGATCATCAAGCGGATCAGGTGAAAACAAGCATGCAATCCAGTTCAACACTTGGAGTGCAACAGTGACCAGGACTGTGCATGATGTGACCAAGTATGGTGACACTGGCAGGCGCAGGGTTCTGGGCCTTCTGGATGTCACAGGGTCAGCAGGTGGATTTGCAAGCCACTCCGATTCAAACCTTTCACTCGATGCAGGTGCAGGGATGCAGGCCGCTGGGCAAGTCTTTGATGATATTCAACTCAAGTTCTTCACTGGCTGCACTTGGACTTTTCATGCGGTCATTGACAGCATGGCCGCAAGCTCGACAATGGGTGGCGACACCACTGTCACGATGAACTTTCAACTTGCTGATGGTGCAGGACTGACTGAGGCTTGGGACGAATCTTGATGAGCAGTGCCAAAAAGCAATCACACATTGTGACACCAACAGGCATGAGGATATTCACGCCTGAAGATTGGATTGTCACAGTGGTTGCGACAGATGGCAGAAGATTCAAGAAGGGTGTGCAACCTGATGTCTCAGAAGAGCGTGCAATCAGTGCAGTCTTGACCATGTGCAATGTGGAAGCTGTCAAGGTTGACCAAATCACCATCAGAAGAAGAAGAGACAAATCATGAGCAAGATTGTTGTGAAGCGCGATGACAAGACATTTCATCTTGAAAAGGCAACCGTGCAGGATGTCATTGACCTCATGGATGAGATGCACAAAGAAAAGCGTGCTGAATTGCTCGAGGATCTCGATGCAGCTGGTGTGACTGGTGAGGAAAAGATCAAGGCCTTGTCAGAACTCAGGGAAAGCAAAGGAAGCACATCAGACTTGGTCAGAAGTACATTCACCTTGCCTGGTGCCAAAAAAGTGATTGAGTTCAAGGCTGACCCAGACAAGATTGAAAACATCTGTGATTGCACACCAGAGAAGGTTGTATATCTGGCACTTGAAATCTTGGGTTTCGATCAAGATGAAATTGATCAAGATGACGATGGTGAAAAAGAGGAACAACCTGAAAACCCTCAGTGAGGCAGCGCAACATATATCAGGACGTTGCAGCTGTCGCCGAAATTATTCCTGGAATCGGAAACCCTTTGTTGTTGAGCATGAGTGCATTCAAAGGGATTGTTGAGGCCCTTGCAAAAAGAACCAGCCCAAGTGAACCAGTGACCAACCACAGGGAACATGTCGAGAGAGAAATGAGCAGACTCAATGGCAGTCGGTAGAATTGAAGTCGATGTTGTTGCACGAATGGACAAGTTCGAGGCTGAGTTGTCCAAAATTGCTGGCACACTTGCAAAAACAGGCAAGACAATTGACAGCACCCTTGCCACGCCAAGTGCGAAAATGGCTCTGAACATGGGCAAAGTATTCGCTGCAATGGGTGCAGTCGAGGTGGCAGCGAAAGGCGCATCTGTTGGACTGTCTTTGATGGAAGCCTTGTCAGCAGAGTCAGAGGGAAACTCAGCAGAAGCAGCCAGGCACTTTGAGTCAATGGCAGAGACCATCAAGCAACTTCCAATGGGTATCGGCCCAGTCGCTTCTGCAATTGAAAACTTGCTTCATCAAGTGTTGGAGGTTGATGATGCGATGCGCAAATTGGCCAAGGCCGAGGAAAGAGCAATGAGTCGTGAGCTTGTCATGGCACAAAAAGATGCAATTGATTCCAGAATGGAATCGTTGGCTGCTGAATTGGAAATTCTGAATGAAGCAGATGATGAGAAAAGATCAATCCTCGAGCATGAAAGAGACCACAACAAGCTCAGAGCAGATGCGAAAAAGCTAGAAAAAGACATCAAGGCAATGGACATTGACCCCAGGTTCAAAGACACATTGTTGAACAAACTTGCCATTGAGCATGGAATGCAGCAAGACATTTTGAACCTGAAAAGGTCACAAAAATTGGAAGCTGAAAAAGAGAGAGAACAAAATGAAAAGGCACTGAAGGTGCAAGAGGATGCATTGAGAGTTGATCAAAGCAGGCTGGGCAAGATCAAGCAACGCTTGGGCCTTGGTGCATTTGGCACAATGGGTGAAAAGAGTGGTTTCACACAGACAGGTGACACGGCCCTTGGCAGTTTCACATTTGCTGACCAGAATGTTGGTTCAAAAATTGACGTGCTCCAACAAGAACAAAGAGACATTCAACGAAGCATTGACAACAGGACTGGTGTGATCCAGACACTTCTTGAGAAACTCAATGCAAAAATGGGGTTCAGCTGATGGCACTTCTCGCAACTGCACAGATTCTTGAATCGAATGAAGGCCGTGGAATCTCAGTGAAGGCTGGGCAAGCTACGGCAACCCGTGAGTTCATGCTCATTGACTTCCAAGGTGAAGATGAAATCATCTTTGATGGGTTCGGACAAAACCCATTCACCAACCCTGACTCATCCACGATTGTCACGCCCAAGATTGGTGATCCACACCCGCTGTTTTCCAACTTGATTGCAGTTGACTTCCAGATCAGCAAGGTGCCAGGTTCAATCAATCATTGGCGGGCTTCTTGGAATTACCAGAACAACAGGTTCAGAGAATCCAACACAGGTTCAAATCTGAGTCAAGGCCCTGAAGGCATTGGATTCCAAGAGTTCAGTGCCAATGTGATCTCGAAGCCATACATGGCATATCGCGCAAACCCTGTGAGACCTGAGACGGTTGAATCTGGTGCTGACATTGGTGGTGACCCAGTTGATGCCGGGTGTGCGCCAGTCACGATGTTCAGGCAACAATATGAAATTCAGTTCAGCCAGACACTGAAGGCACAAGCTGTCAAGAACATCAGAACATACGGTGCCGCAGCAGGAAAGCGTGGGTCATTCCCAGACTTTCCAGCAGGTTCAGTGTTGTACCTTGGTGCAGCCATCCAACGTGTCGGCATTGAATCATATCGTGTCCAGCACAAGTATCTCCATGACGAATTTTCTCACGCGATTCAGGCACCTGTATACAATGCGCACGGTCAGTGTGACCTTGATGATGATGGCAAAGTTGACACAGTGCGTTGGGTGCAACCTTTTGAACTTTCACTTTCAGCACTTCCAGGATTGGGACTCATCTGATGGCAAATGAACTGACAATTTCCGCTTCGATCCAGTATGACAAGAGCAACCACCAACTGACATTCACACCAGACACACAGAATGTGACTGTTGCAGGTGTTGAGGCTGTTGGTGGTGTTCAAGCAGTGACAACAGGCTCACATGAAACATTGGTCATGAATGAAATGACTGTGGGCAATCAAGGACATGCATGGTTCAGGAACATTGGCACGAGCGCTGATGCATCAATTCAACTTGGAATTGTTGTCAGTGGCACGTTTCATGATGTCCTTGAACTCAAAGGTGGTGAGTTTGCCATCACTCGCTTGGCTGGTGAACAGATATATGCCAAGGCCGTTGGGTCCAATGGTCACATTCAATACCAGATCCTCGAGGACTGAACATGGCTGAATTTCCACACTTCTCTGATGGCAAGTTTGGCAAGCTGACCCCAGAGGTCTTGAATGGCCTGATTGACAAAGTGAACTCGATTGATGCAATCATGCAGCAACCGAACACACACATGTCACGACAGCGTGGTGCATCATCTCAGTTCCCGATGCCAGCACAGCTGACAGGGTTGCTTGGTCAGGGTGAAGAGGGTGAGGACCCAGAACAGCAACCCTTGATTGGGTACTCTTGGCAATCTCTGGTTTGGGCTGGTACCAGGTGGAACCAAGGGCCATACAAGTATGTGCCGCAAGAGGAACTTGAAGAGGGCCAGAAGGCCAGTCCTGCAATCATGATTGGTGGCACAAGTGCATCAATGAACTCATCACTTGTGAACAGTTTTGTGCTGCTGCACCCATTCAACTCAAGTGATGGCAGCAGTTTTCTTGGTTTCCAAACACCAATTCAATCCAACACCTTCATTGGAAAGATTGTCACAAGCAATGAAGGATGTTCTG